CGGATTAAAACCCAAAGACCTCGTTGGCATCCCGTGGCGCGTGGCGTTCGCGCTACAGGCGGACGGTTGGTACTTGCGCCAAGACATCATCTGGCACAAGCCGAATCCTATGCCCGAGAGCGTCAAGGACCGCTGCACCAAAGCGCACGAGTACATCTTCCTGCTGAGCAAGCAGGCGAGGTACTACTACGATAACAAGGCGATTGAGGAAAAAGCATTTAGTAACAGCCTGTTTCACGGCAGTACAACATCAAAGAGCGGCGCAAATGGAGACAGAAACGATGGGGGCAGGAGTCAGGTTGGAGAAAACTCCGGTACCCGCAACAAACGTTCAGTCTGGACTGTAGCAACGCAGCCATTCTCCGAAGCACATTTTGCCGTGTTCCCACCTAAGCTCATCGAGCCGTGCATTCTCGCAGGCTGTCCTGCAGGCGGCATCGTGCTCGATCCATTCTGCGGCAGCGGCACGACGTGCATGGTGGCGCTACGGCACGGGCGGCGCTTCATAGGCATCGAACTGAATGCCGAGTATGTGGATATGGCGCACCGGCGGATACAGGGCGACATGCCGCTGTTCAACGCGGCGTGCGGCCACCATATCGGTGACGCAAACGAAATGGTACGGGGGCTAGTAATGCCAGAAGGACGTGACGGAATGCTGAAGGTGAAGGAAGAGCGCCAGTGCCTGGTGTGCCTGCAGTACAAGGATGTGCTGGACTTCCCGCGAATCTGCGGCGGCGGCAACGCGTGTACGCCTCGGCAGCATATATGCCGGGCGTGCAAGAAGGTGGCGTGCAACGCCGCAACGAAGGCAAAGCACAGCGCTGCCATACGCAGGCGCGACAGGGATCGCAAGCGCAGGGAGGCCGAGCGCATACGCGCGCTTGGCTACGGCAAGGGCAACGGCACATGGGAGTACAAGCCGAATCAGCGCAATCAGTACGCCGAACTCACGGCGCTGCGGTGCGTGGAGATACTCGGCGTCAAGGGCGACGACGTAACGGATCAGGCGTGGGAGTCGCTATGCAGGCTGCTCGGTGGCGAGCCGCTGCCGGTGGAGGTGAGAGAGTAATCGCCGCAGCGGGTGCTGTAACACCCGCCACGGCATAGCCAATCACAAAATGGAGGTTCCGCGAATGGCTATTGTAGATAATATCAAAGAAATCGCCGTATCGGAAGTGGTATTTCGTGAGGACTTGTATCCTCGACTTGAGACAAGCGCGCTCACGGTACAGAAGTACGCCGAAGATTTGGACGTGCTCCCGCCTATCGAGGTGAATCAGCACAACGAAATCATTGACGGATGGCACCGGTGGACTGCGCACCGGAAGAACGGCGCTGAGATGATTCGCGCCATCGTCACGGAAACGGAGTGTGACACACAGCTCTTGGAGTTCGCCATCACGCGCAACGCGACGCACGGCCTGCAGTTAAGCCAGCAGGACAAGCGCGACATTGCGCGCAAGATTTACGCAGGCACGCCGCTGTCGGAACAAGGCAAAAAGAAGCAGAGCCTCGCGCGCATCCTTTCCGTGTCTGAGAGTCTGATTTACACCTGGCTTGCGCACATCGACAAGGATAACAAAGAGAAACGCGAAGCCGAAATTGTGCAGATGTACCTGTCGTGCCACACGCAAGAGCAGATCGCCGAGGCCGTTGGAATGACATCGCAGGGCGTCGGAAAAGTTTTGAAACAAATTCCAAATCTGGAATTTGTTTCAAATCTTGGCGACTTCAGCAACATCGCCGACGACGCCGCACGGCAGGAAGCTATCACGCAGAGAAACAAGGAATACGCATACCACACTGCCGAATTCACGCTGCCTCTGTATAACATCTGGCGTCAGCAGGAAAAGAGCGAGGCTTCCGTGCACTTCGGCAATACCGAACCGAGGTGGCTTGACAATCTTCTGTACCTGTACACCGATCCGTTTGACATCGTGGTTGATCCGTTTGCCGGTGGTGGCTCCACAATTGACGTCTGTAAGAAGCGATTTCGCCGGTATTTTGTGAGCGACAGAAAGCCGATTGTCGAGCGCGAGAAAGAGATACGCAAGCACGACATCACCGAAGGATTGCCGAAGTTGCCAGCGTGGAAGCCGGTTAAGCTCGTCTACCTCGATCCGCCGTACTGGAAGCAGGCTGAAGGGCAGTACTCCAACGACGCTACCGACTTGGCAAACATGCCGATTGAGGAATTTAACAAGACGCTTGCCGGATTGATTAAGGCGTTCGCCGACAGAATTAAGGCGTCGCATACCGACGATCCGTGCAATGCGTATATCGCACTTGTCATGCAGCCGACGCAATGGCGAGCGCCCGGGCGGCAGGTGGTAGACCACGTTGCAGACATGCTCAACGCTGTCGATTTGCCGCTGGACATGCGCTATTCCGCGCCGTATTCGACACAGCAGTACACGGCGCAGATGGTTGAGTGGGCAAAGGAAAACAAGCGATGCCTCGTCCTCACGCGCGAAATCATCGTGTGGAGGGTGGAGCAATGACGAAGCTGCGCATAATCGGCAAAGACACGCCATTCATGGACTGGATACGAAATCACCCAGATTTGCCGTCAACTGGCGATGATTTCGGTTTCACACAAACCGATTGCGACACAATAATACACGTTCGCAAGAATCCCAAAGATTCTTTAGGTGTGCGCGAAATCGAAGCGGTAATGTTGATGGAGATTAAAACCCACGGTGGTGTGCCAGATTACGCACAGAGGAGCACGCTATTCGCATTGCATTCTTTTCGAGGCGTGCGATATGTAAACAAGAAAGGAGTGGATGTACCAACGTGGCATTTTGGCGTAGGTATTATAAGCGTAAATGGAACCAGGCCAGACGATAGCAGTCACATGCGATGGGGAAGGTTTCGTAAAAGCGCGGATGATATTGACTGGACACCCATAGACATTCCTACATTTGTAAAAATGCTGAAGCTTGATGTACATCCTGACGCGTGCAATAAAAAATTCACGCCGCTTAAATTCCGCCGTCACCACAAGACACAAGACGTGCATACATATGATCGTGCAGAGCTCGGTTTTCTGTATGAGAAAAGGCTGAGGCTGCAAAGTTGAAAAAGGATTTCGCACCTCCCTGGGCAACTGACGGTACGGCCGTGCGCGACGACTACGCCGCGGGCTTGCATACGTAGCAGCAATCGGTATACGAGGACGGTGGCCTGTTTTTTGTGTGAAAGGAGACTGGCTATGGGTTGTAAAATCGGTATGGCGCAGAATCTCGACTACGCAATGGAGCACAGCGTCGCGCGCGACAAGCGAGACGATCCACTGAAGGCGCGCTTCTCGCTGCTGCCAGCGCAGGCGCTGAATCATGTGGCAATGGCCTTGACGTTGGGCGCGGAGAAGCACGCTCATGACGATTTCGAGGCCAATCCCGATATGCGCGACGCAAACACCGAATATGACGCGGTGTTCCGTCACTATGTGGCATGGCGTTGTGGAGCGCGCGAAGATACGGAGACGCGCCTGCACCCGTTGGCGCATGCGGCGGCGCGTGCATTGATCGCGCTGCAGCTCGCGCTCGACTGGGAGGAGTAGGCGTATGCAATGCCCATATTGCAAGCGCACGAACACGCGCGTGGTGCAAACGTTAAGGGGTAGGCAAAAATTGCCGGTGTACAAAAATGGACTGTACTACAGTACTAGTAAAAGGTACTTCCGGGCACCTAAAACACCGTGGTGGGGGAATCTCGATGTCTAGCATGTTGCGGCACAACGACTTAGGAGGTTGGTTTTAATCAATGGGCAGAAAACCGGCGAACAGAGCGCCCGGCGCGTCCGTATACAGCATCCTGGACTACCGGAAATGCACGGCCTCCCAAGTGGGATGGATGTTCGGGGTTCGGCCGCAGGCGGTCTCGGCGTGGAAGGACTGTCCACGGAACAAAGACGGCACATGGAACCTGGCAAGCGTCGTGCAGTGGAAGATGAAACGCGCCCAGGAGGAGGCCGAGCTCGACGCCGGCATCGATGAGCGCGGGGATGGCCTGGAACGTTACCGGGCAGCCAGAGCGGATCGGGCCGAGCTCGAAGTGGCGCAGATGCGCGGCGAACTGGTTTCGAAGTCTGACGTCGAGGCCCGTTGGGGCCGTGTGCTTTCACACCTGGTGCAGTCCTTCGATGGGATGGGTAAGGTTCTCGCGCCGCGACTGGCTATGAGGCACGAGAAAGAGATCGCACAAACGGTGCGGGATGAGGTACGCCACACGATAGAGAGCGCCCGCGCGATGATGCTCGCGGACGAGGAGCTGTGATGGGAACCGTGCAGTACATCAACTGGGAGCTGCGCACGCTGCGCTGGCAGCTCGACCAAATGAAGCGCGCGCTGGCGGAGGAACCAGTGCAGTGCCGGCGCCCAACCAAGGCGGAGCCGCGGCCTCTCACGCAGGATGAGATTGCTGAACGCCTGGCTCTCCGCTGCCTCGACATCCTCAAATTGCCCCCCGAGAGAGTTTCGGACGCGCAATGGGATGAGCTGATTGTATTCTTTGGCGGCGAAAGGCTATCGGCGTAATTGGCCAGATCGAGCAGCATATCAACCCTGCCTTTCACGTCCTCAAAACGGATCGTTGAGGCCGCCCTCGTAGTGCCCGATCGGCTTCCAGGCTCCCAGTGGGCGGAAGGCCGGCTGGTGCTCAACGAAAAGGACTCGCCGGAGCCTGGGCCGCTCAGGCTTAGCCGCACGCCGTATCTGCGCGAGCCGCTCGACTGCTTCGCGGATGAGAACGTCAGCGAGATCACCATCGAGGCGGGAACTCAGCTCGGCAAGACACTATTCTCTTTCGCTTGTTTGGGCTACGCCATCGACCAGGATCCTGGCACAGCCCTTTATGTGATGCCCGACGAGCAGACGGCAAAGAAAGTTTTGAAAACCCGCATCGTCCCGTTGATTCACAGCAGTCCGGATCTCCGTCGCCATCTCGCCGGCCAGCGTAGTGACATCAGCGAGGTGCGGCTGGACTTCGACCGGATGTTCGTGTTCAGCGCCTGGGCGCAATCACCCGCGTCGCTCGCGTCGTTCCCGTGCCGCTATGTGATCCTCGACGAGCTGGATAAGTATCCGCGATGGAGTGGCCGCGAAGCGGACCCGGCCGCGTTGGCTGAGGAGCGGACCAAAAACTTCTGGAACCGGAAGATCATCCGCGTCAGCACGCCGACGACGTTAGGCGGTTTGATTCACCGCTACTACCGGCACAGCGACAGGCGCCGCTACTGGGTTCCGTGCCCACACTGCGGCGCGTTCCAAGTCCTCACGTGGCAGCAGGTGAAATGGGATCATGGCGAGCGCCTCGAACGCATCAAGGAACTCGGGCTCGCATGGTACGAGTGTGAACACTGCCAGGAACGCATTGAGGACAACAACAAGCCGGGCATGCTGGATCGCGGGGTCTGGGCACCGGCCGGGTGCACGGTGGCAAATGACGGATCGCTAAAGGGTGAGCCGGAGGGTGGATCACACCCGGGCTTTCACTTGTCGAGTCTCTATTCGCCGTGGGTGAAATTCGGTGATGCGGCATTCACATTCCTCGACGCCCACAACGATCCTGCCAAGCTGATGAATTTCGTCAACAGCTGGTTGGCTGAGGTCTGGCAAGAGAAAATCGACGAGGTCGACGATGAAGGCATACGGGCGCTGCGGCGTCCGTACAGGCTCGGGCGTGTGCCCAAAGACGCAGTGGTCTTGACGGCCGGCGCGGACGTCCAGGCTGATCGCGCGTATTACGTCGTGCGGGCGTGGGGGTACGGCGAAACCTCCTGGCTAGTCGATTACGGCCTGCTTTACGACGACGACGCCGAGCGCATCGCCGAACTGGGCGGCTCGCCGAAATCTTGCCTTGACAAGCTGCCTATCCGGAAGGCGTATCCGGTCGATGGGACGGATGAGGTCATGCCGATCGCGCTGTGGTGCATTGACGCCCGCCACCGGACGGACGAGGTGTACCTCTTCGCGCGAAAGCACCGGGACATCGTGCGGTCAATCATGGGCAGCCCGACAGACCTTAAAGGCGGGTTGTATTACGCGTCCAAGGTAGACCGCAACCAGAAGACCGGCGGGGCCTTAAAGGGCAGCCAGATGATCTGGCACATCGACACCGTTCGCTTTAAGGACCGCATCAACCGCTTGCGCACGGAGCAACCTCCGGTGTGGTTTCTCAGCGATGACGTCGATGCGGATTACTTGCAACACATCACGGCCGAGGAAAAAGTGATCGAACGAAACTCACGGGGGCGCGCCAGGTCCGTGTACACGTTGCGGCCGGGCCACGAGCGGAACGACTGGTGGGACTGTGAGGTCTATGCGACCTGTGCCGCGGACATGCGTGGCGTCCCACATTTGCAACCACAAAACGAGCGGCCGCGGAAAGCGCAGGTCAAAGCGCAGAGTTGGATCCCGCGGAAGAAAGGATGGGTGAGGTAACGATGAAGTGCCCGCACTGCAA